GTTTGCCTCAAATAATGCGTTTTCTATTGGAGTTTCTAATGCTTCTGGTTTTGCTGGCTGGATTGGTGGCAGCGGTGTTACGGACAATATGGTGTTTAGTAATTCTGGCGGCTCAGAACGTATGCGCATCGACAGTTCTGGCAATGTTGGTATTGGTAGTTCCTCGCCAGACAGCAAATTAAGAATTCAAAATACTTCTTCAACAACATACGGACTAATATCACAAACCCCTACTGTTGGCCTTACCGCAGGTGATAAAGTCAACATGGCATATTTTGCCAATGCTAGAGCAGGTGCTAATGATGGTCTCCGCATTATTAATTATCGAGATTCTACAGGTTCTAGCTCAGGTAATTGGCAGACAGAATCATTCGCAATTGAGCGAAATATTGACAATGTGGCTCCACAAGCCTCAATCAGGTTTGGTCTTCAAACATTAAGACTAGACACCGCTGGTTCAGAACGTATGCGCATCGACAGTTCTGGCAATGTAAATATAAATACAGGTGCTTTACAGATAGGCGGCACCACTGTAATAGACTCAAGCCGTAATCTGACGAATATCGGAACCATTAATGGCTCAACTATTTCGAACTGGGACACAGCATACGGCTGGGGCGATCACGCATCGGCTGGGTATTTACAAGATAAAGGCTCTGCTTCATCCATTGATCTAAGTACTTTAACTTCTGGTGTAGATCAGGGATGGTATTCTTGGAGTTCAAATATATCAACTAACGACGCCCCATTTACTTATGGTGTCGCCATAACAATAAGAGACGCCAGCCAAAATATACAGCTTGCCATTGGCTCAACTAGTGGAAGACTTGCCGTAAGACGCGCTAATAGCGGAAATTATACGGCGTGGAACGAGTTTTGGAGCAGCAACAATGACGGCTCAGGCAGCGGTTTAGACGCTGATTTGCTTGATGGACAGCATGGTTCTTATTACGCCCCTGCCACTGGAGGAAACTACGTAGCCAAATCCGGCGATATCATGACCGGCGCGCTTACATATACCAGACTTGTTGGTCCGGGCGAATCTAATAGGGACAAAATACGCGTTTATAGTAGTAATCTTTACACTATCGGCATGCAGTCGGCTGTAACTTATGGTGGCCTCAGCGACTGGGCTATGACCTTCCAGTTTAACAACAACGCCAACCGTGGATTTTGGTGGGGTCACGATGACCACACAACCGCTCAAGGGGCGATGTCACTAACCACTGCTGGGCATTTGTTTGTGGGTTCTCGCGTAGACGCGCCAATCTTCTACGACTCAGACAACACCGCTTTCTATGTAAATCCCAACGGAACGGACTCAAGAATACGTTCAATGTACTTGGGCGGGGGTAACGCATACATGTACGAGTCGGCTGCGCATGAAATAGCTGTACGTACTGGGGCCCCCGGAGCAGAGAGATACTTTACTTTTGGTTATGATGGCCATTTTAACGCGCTAAGCGGTCGTGTAACAGCTGCATCCGACATGCGAGCACCAATCTTCTTCGACTCAAACAACACTGCTTACTATACAGATCCTGCTGGTACGTCCAGCCTTAACAATATTAAGATGGCTGAGTGGTTAACGTACAATGATGGCGAGCGTAATGCGAATAATGCGGTCTGGTACCCTAACGTCCAAGCACTAGCGGTACGGTGGTTTTTTGCTCATTCGTCTAGTGTTGGGTCGGGGGGTAACTACGCTGGCGTTATGCACTTCAGTCCTTGGACTGGTACAACATCCAGCACTGGTGATGCGTCTTACCAATTAGCGTTCGGCAGTACAGCAGCAAACGGCGGCGGCGTACCACAGCTAAGAATACGGAAGGGTATAGATACCACTTGGAATAGTTTTTATAACATACATCATGACGGCTATGCTGATATGTATGCTACTAGTTCATTCCGAGCACCCATTTTCTACGACTCAGACGACACCGGCTACTACTTAGATGCAGCCGCAATCAGTATTTTTCATGAGATTCGCATTGACGATCTTCTGCGACACAACGGCGATACTGACACGTATTTCCAATTCCACGCAGCTAACCAAGCTAGGATCGTTACCGGAGGAGCTGAGCGTTTTGAGGTAAATAACACTGCTGTTACGGCGACCGATCAGTTAAGAACGCCAATTATTTACGACCTAAACGACACCAATTATTATGTAGACCCAAATGGCACGTCTGCACTAGTCACGCTTAACATGGCTGGTCAATTAACTACCAGAACAAACTATACATCTTTTACAGCATCAAACGATACCACTCTTAGTGTTCGCGGAGATCCTTCATACGGAGCTGTGATGTCGTTCCACAGAGCGGGAGCATACGCAGTTAACTTCGGTCTTGATACAGATAACAAAATGAAGATTGGCGGCTGGTCTATGGGCGGCGTTGCCTATCCCGTAATTCACACTGGCAACTACGACAGCGAGCTTAGTGGTGGTAATATATCAACAGCTACTAATGGCGGCGGTGTTAATTACGTATACGCAAACGCTGGAGGAACACCAACGCGTGGCGACTGTGCGGTTCACGTGTATCATCAATGGTCTGCAAACTTAAGCCTTACGCTAACAAGTACTACATGGCAGCGCGGCGATATGGTTGTAGTAAAGAACACGCGAGGAACAAACATAACCGTTGCCGCTACTAGGATATATTTACCAAACGGATCTTACGACACATCAGTAACATTTAACGGCGTGGTTGGTAGCTTTACACTTATAAAGTACACTACTACAAATGGTTACTGGATGGTAGGACCATAAGGAGGACGCATGGCGTATGATTTAACAACAGTTTTAGGCGGTGGCGGCGGTGGGATAAAGTCGATACAAAGAGGTGTATCATCAATTTCCAATAGTGCAGCCTACACAATCGCCACTATTACGGCTGTAGATTTATCAAAGTCAACTTTGTCATACGGCGGGTGTTACTCAAACGCTCAGGCAACATACATTGACGATGCCTTGGCTAGTGCAAGGCTGTCCTCTTCTACCGAGGTTTTCGTGCAAAGAAGCGGGTACAGCAATAACTCCACGGTTGCATGGGAGGTTATAGAGTATGAGTAATGTAATTACATTAAATGATCAGGGCGTGTGCGTTGGCGTAAAGCAGGTTAAACTTGGGTATGAGTTACAGGCAAATGAGTCTGTAGTTGATTTTTATGACACTTCAATTGTTGGCAAAACATACGACCCATCAACAGGAGAGTTTGCATATACTCAAGCGCAGATTGAAGATCAGGCTAGGGAGTGGAGAGATGCAGAGCTGAAGAGAACAGACTCAATAATGCTTCTCCCTGATTACCCGCAGAAGGAAGCGCTAACAGCATACAGGCAAGAACTAAGAGACTGGCCAAACACGGATCAGTTTCCAGACACACGACCACAACTCGCATAATCTCAGAAGGAGAACGATATGCAATACACATGGGAAGTCACAGGGCTTAAAACAACTAACGACGGCGGAGTAGTCCAGACATACTGGAAGAAGACTGGCACAGATGCAGACGGCAATGTTGGATCTTTTTCTGGTGCAACACCATTTGAGGTAGACGAGACGGCAGAAGGCTATATTCCATTTGACCAGTTAACAGAGGCAGATGTACTCGGTTGGATACAGGCTGTAGTGGTTGACTCATATGAAGAGCACGTGAATGGGCAGATCCAAAAGCAGATTGATCAGCAGACAATCACAGACGCTTCTATGCCTTGGGCTCCTGCTCCAGAAGAAACACCTACAGCCCCATAACAAAAAGGGGCGTAAGCCCCTTAGTTAACAACTTTATCAGCTAACTCGCCCTCTTTGGGCTTTTCCATCTCAGCCTTTAGCAAGTCTAAGAATCCTTTGTTTGCTACACTCAGTTGGTCTAGTCGCGCTTTAGCTATATCCATCTGGCTCTTAAGATCGTTTATCTGCGCTATGAAATACTTAACGTTTTCAGATAGATCCGCATAGTTATACTCTACGCCATCAATGTTGATGGTATCTTGTTTTTGGTCAGTCATGTTCGCTCCATATAGGTATGCTGAAATTAAGTAACCACTTGTGTGGTTGACATCTATTGTATATTAGTGGGCGTATAGTACAATACCCGTAACTGATTTTTATGGTAGTGCCCAATGGTTAAACAAGCCCTAAAGTCTAGGACGGTGCAGTTTGGCGTAGCAATTGCCTGTTTATCGGTGTTGCAGGGCTTTGTGGGGTATATACCCGCTAACCCAGCGGTCCAAGCCACTATTGGTTGTGCAATAGCTAGTGGTATAGTTATACTTAGATTCATTACTACGCAACCTTTAAGCGAGAAATGATGCTATGGCTATTGACTGGAATAAAGTAATTTCCGCAGAGGTGCTAACCACCAGTTGCGCGCTTGTTTTTGCTGGTGGCGTGGCTTATGCGACTCTAGCCAATGGTCAAGAAACAGCAGATTTGCAAATCAAGCAGTTACAAGAACGTCAGACTGCAATGCAAGCCTCAATCTCCGATATCCAGAAAGACACAGCCGTTTTGAATTCAGATCAAAAGCACATTTTAAAAATGGTCGAGGAGCAGAGGCAGGATATCCGTCAGATACTTAAACTCATTCAAGAGAACAAGGCTGACAAGTGATTGCGGAACTCGCCGCGTTTAATGCCGCTTACTCGGTAGTTAAAGAGTTCGTAGCCAACGGCAGGGATTTGACCGACTGTTTTAGTTTTATAGGTCAGATGACCACAGCCAAAGAAGACCTTAAGTTACGACAAGCAAAGAAGAACAGTTTTACCAGTGACGCTGAGGAATTTGCGGCACTTGAACAGATCAAGCAAGCCGAAGACGAACTTAGAGAATTAATGCAATACTACGGTAGAGCTGGCTTGTGGGATGACTTTGTAAAGTTCCAAGCCGAAGCCAGAAAGGAACGGCTTTTAGAGCGTAATGAGAGGATCAGAAAGATCAATCAACGCTGGCAGTATGCAAGTATTATTATTGCTGGCTGTCTTGGACTCATAGGTGTGTACGCTATCTTCGTGATATCGAGTGCGGTTTTAGGGGGTTGATATGTGGCAAGCTCTTGGTAAGATATTAGGCTCAGGTGATGTTGTTCAGAAGGGCTTACAGCTCATTGATGACATGCACACTTCCACTGAGGAAGAAATCCAAGCTAAGTCAAAAGCTAGGACTGATCTGCTACAAGCCTATGCACCATTCAAGATTGCCCAGCGTTACTTGGCGGTTATGTTTGCGTTTACCTTTCTGTCCTGCTTTGTTTTGGTACTCACTATGACTTTGCTTGGCGAAGGTGATATAGACGCAGTAAAAGCGGTTCTTGGAGATTTTTACATCGGTGAGATTATGCTGACGATTGTTTTCTTCTACTTCGGCGGCGGTGCTTTTGAAGGTGTACTAAGGAACAAAACCAAATGAACTACCTTATCGACATGTTAAAGCGGCACGAGGGCGTACGCAACTATGTTTATGAAGACCACCTTGGTTACGAGACTATTGGCGTTGGTCGCTGTTTGCGTGAAGGCGTTGGTATGGGCCTATCAGATGCAGAAGTGGACTTCTTATTACAAAATGACATAGAACGCTGCTACAAAGAGTTGTCTGTGTTTTCTTGGTTTGCTGATCTAGACCAAGTGCGCCAAGAGGCGCTAATTGACATGTGCTTTAATCTTGGCCTGCCTAACTTCTTAGGTTTTCGTATAACACTCAAATATGTTGCTGAAGGCCAGTACTCACAAGCAGCGGCAGAGATGTTAAACAGCAAGTGGGCTAGACAAGTTGGTGATCGAGCAAAAGAATTGAGTTATATGGTTGAAACTGGCCAGTATTTAGTTTAGATTAGTACTCGAACGTCATAGTTCCTCAAAGTTACTCCATAGTTTGCCCCGCCTCCCCACGGGGCTTTTTTCTTGTGGTGGAACGCCATATCATCCTGTAATATAATCTAGCAACATATTTATCAGGATATTGTCATGGCAGCAATCACTGTACGTGCGTTTAACGGCATATCACCCAAGACGCCACCGCGTTACTTAAAAGATCAACAGGCACAGATTGCTGATAATTGCGATGTATTTCGCGGTTCTCTCCGTCCCCTAAAAGGCCTCGGCACTACGGTTGCTAATATTGTAGGAAGTTCGCAGACCATATATAAGTTTGGGCAAGACAATGACAATCCAGCTTCTGGGTGGCTCGGGTGGGGTAGCGATGTAGATGTATGCCGTAGCCAGATAGCAGGTGATACAGAAGAGTGGACGTTTTATACTGGTGATGGCTATCCGAAAGCTATTCGAGCAGGTTACACAAACTCACCGATACCGCTAGGCTTACCCGCCCCATCTGTTGGCCTAGAACTGACATTAGGCGCTGATCCAGCGGATACTACTACCCTTACAAGGGAAACTAGAGTATATACATATACATACGTGAACAAGGTTGGGGTTCGATCTGTAGAGTCTGCTCCTGCACCTCCTTCAGATAGTGTCGATGTGTGGCCCGGCCAAGACGTGGCGGTATCTGGTGTTACAACACCACCTTCTGGTTATGCTGCTACACATGTACGTATATACAGGGCTGTTAGCGGTTCTTTCTTGTTTGTTACAGAGCTAACTTTGGCTTCAGCAATAGGTGGATTCAACGATACGATTGACCCAGAGGATTTAGGCGAGGTTATACCGTCAATAGACTGGCTAGCCCCACCTGATGATTTAGCTGGTTTGATCAACTTGCCTAATGGAGTTATGGCCGGTTTTGTTAGTAGAGATGTTTACTTTTGTGAACCGTACGTACCGCATGCATGGCCAGACGCATATAGACAGACAATTGATTTCCCAGTAGTTGGTTTAGGCCGTATGGATACCACATTAGCCGTGCTTACCAAGGGCACGCCGTATTTCATACAGGGTTCACATCCAGACTCTGTGGTTGTAGTTAAGTCTGACATAGAGCAGGCGTGCATATCTAAGCGCAGTATAGTCAGCTTTAATAACACAGTGATTTATGCATCACCTGATGGCTTAGTATCGTTGTCTTCAAACGGCTCTAGTTTGCTAACACAGAGTATGTACACCCAAGAGCAGTGGCAGACACTTATAAACCCCTCTTCTATCGTAGCGTTTCACACAGATATGAAATACGTTGGTTTCTACGATAACGGTACTGCTACTGGTTCTTTTGTATTTGATTTCGCTACTGGGCAGTTCACTCTGAACGATGTGTACGCTACCGTTGGTTACCATAATTTGCGAGACGACACGCTATACCTGATGACGGCTGGCGAAATAAAGCCTTGGAACGAAGGTAGTGAGCTAACATACCAGTGGAAATCTAAACTGTTCGCGTTACCCGCAGTTATGGGTATGTCGTGTGCACAGGTAGAAGCAGAAGCTTACCCAGTTACAATGAAGATATACGCAGACGGTTCGCTTATACACACGCAAACTGTAACCTCTAGATTCCCGTTTAGGCTTCCACCGATATCAGCAAGGGACTGGGAGTTCGAGATAACAGGTACGAATGAGATATTTTCTGCTGCCCTAAGTCAGTCTATGTCGGAGTTAGCTAATGTCTAGCGGAAGATCGTTACCAACAATTACGTCACAGGTACCTAGAGACGTTCGCATATTTTTGGATCGCGTTCGTGACGTGCTTAACGGTGCAGGGACTGGTGGATATCTGACTAACCAAAGCCTTCGTGACCTCGGTCTTATAGATGAGAATAATAACCCCGTTGGCATTGATGGCCCTGACTATGGCATACCGCCAGTAGTTACTGGTTTATTTGCTGATGGCGCATTTCAAAACATAATTATTACGTGGGATGTAGTTAACTACGCAAACCATGCTTACACTGAGGTATGGGCTTCCGATACATTTGACATATTGTCGCCACCCGAAGATTTGACTCCATACCAAGATCTGGCGAATGCTAAACCTATCGGACTTACTAACGCTGCTGTTATTAATGATCAAGTTGGTGGCGGCAAGGGTAGATATTACTGGGCTAGAAACGTTAATACTCTGGATGTTGCCGGTGCATTTAACGCCGTCTCTGGTGTATATGCTGAAACAGCGCCTGATATTGATTTCCTACTTACAACGCTTACAGACTCTATAACAGAAGGGCAACTGTATAACGACTTAAACACACGTATTGATCTTATTGAGGCGCTAGAAACGTTTACTGGGTATGTAGACTCTTACACTGGCTCTAACTTGGTAACACGACTAAATACTAACGACACCAACATAACGTCGCTAAACAATAGTATTACGTCGATTAACACAAACATATCCAACATCCAGTCTTCTATTAACGATCTAGTAGCTGGCACAACATCTGTTTACGTACAGGCTACAGCCCCGCTAGATAATCCTGTTGGCACGATCGCAGAATTCTCTCGGTGGTATGACAGCGATGACAACAACAAAGTGTACGTTTGGATTGACCAAGGTAGCGGTTTAGAGTGGGTATCGCTGGAAGATCCGCGTATTGCAGCAAACGAAGCGGCAATTACTGCATTAGATGTTGAAGTATTTAATGGTGATGGGTCTAGTAGGCTTGCTACAGCGGCTGCTCTATCCGTACTTGATACTACTGTTATTAACCTAAACGGCACGGTAACCTCGATATCTACTGACGTTACAGATCTTAACAACGAAGTATTTAACCCTGATGGATCAAGTAGGCTCGCCACATCGAGTGCGCTATCAGCTCTATCTTCTACAGTACAGACTCAGGGTAACGCTATTACTAGCGTGCAGATCGATATAACCTCTTTAGAAGGGGAAGTGTTTAGCCCAGACGGGTCTTCTAGACTTGCTACAGCGACAGCGCTGAACACGTTGACTAACACTGTTACAACACAGGGTAACAGCATATCTGCCATACAGTCGGATATCGTAACTCTGGAAGCGGACGTAGTTAACTTACAAAATACAGCCAGCGCCCAAGGCTCTGCCCTAACATCACTAACTAACACAGTTACTACGCAAGGCAATACGATCGGATCTATTCAGGCCGATGTTACTTCGCTGCAAGGTAGTGTTACCAACCTTCAAAATGGTATTAGCGCAAACAGCTCGGCTATTAGTACTCTTAATAGTACTGTTGTTAGTCAGGGCGATGATATAGGGAGTTTGCAGTCAAGCGTAACCACACTAAGTGCTGGCCTTACTACTGCTAATTCGAGCATTAGCGCAAACGGCACTGCTATATCTAATTTAAATAATACGGTTACTGCTCAAGGCAATTCTATAACTGTAGCACAAGGAGACATAACAGCACTTGAGTCTACAGTCAACAACCCAACAACAGGCGTATCTGCTACATCGACTGCTGTAAACGATCTTACTACCAGAGTTACATCTGCTGAAGGCAGTATTAGCTCTAACAGCAATGCTATTACAGTACTGAATAACACAGTTAACGACCCCGTCACAGGGCTAGGCGCTACAAGTTCTGCTGTTAATGCTTTGGATTCTCGTGTTGACGCTACTGAAGGTACTATATCTTCGCAAGGCCAATTGATAGTCGGTCTACAAAACCAGATAACAACAAATGATGGTGAAATAGCTGCTAACGCTAATAATGTAACCGTTGTAACTAATAGGGTTACCGTTACTGAGCAAGGCATTAATAGCCTAAGCCAGAGTGTTAGCACGTTGTCTTCTACGGTCAATGATCACACATCAGCTATTCAAGTTAATGCAGAGTCTGTAGACGGCTTAGAGTCGCAGTTTACAGTTAAAATAGATAACAATGGTTATGTTTCCGGTTTTGGCTTAGCTTCCACACCTAGAGAAGACGGTACTCCTTATTCTGAGTTTATTGTGAGGGCTGATCGTTTCGCTATAGGTTCTGGTAATGTAGACTCCATACCGTTTATAGTTAACACTACTCCTACTACCCTTAACGGCGTTACCGTACCTGCTGGTGTTTATATTGACCAAGCTTTTATTAAGAACGGCGCTATAGACACAGCTAAGATAGGAACTCTAGCAGTAGATACTGCTAATATAGCCAACGGTGCTATCACCGATCTCAAAGTAAGTAGCCTTAACGCATCGAAAATATCGACTGGTTTTTTATCTGCTGAGCGTATAGCAGCCGGATCATTAGACGCCGATAAAATAACTGCTGAAACAATCACGGCCACACAGATAGGAGCTGATGCTATAACATCAAAACAGCTGGCCATATCAGCAACGGATGACGAGACAGCTAACTCCATCTTTATGGATTCTAGCGGCGCTATTAAGATATATGATCAAAACTCAACTTTGCGTGTTCAATTAGGTAACTTGAGCGTTTAATTATGACTCTCCCAGCGTTTCCTAGTGTATCACCAGATCCAGTAATATCAGATATATACATCGGTGACTTAGCACTGACACTAAGCCCAACTGCTTCTGATGGGCTTGACGCTTATTCCATATCTAGACTATATGATCCTAACCCGACGAATGCGTGGGTAGCTACATACAGAATACCAGCAGTTAACAGCCCTGCGGATGGGTATATAACTGGCGACACGTTCGTAATGCCGTCTAGCGAGCTACCTTCTGCCGGATCTTCTTACACTTACTATATATACGCATACAGATTTGCAGCTGGTGGCGGCGACGCACAGTATTTTTACTCTAGTTCTTTTACCATTACTAGAAGTAATCCTATTGTCTTACCTAACTTTCCTGACGTAATTCCTAACCCAGTAATAGCATCAGACTATGTAGGCAACCTGAACCTCTACCTTAGCCCAACCGCTTCAGACGGCTTAGACGCATACTCAATATCTAGATTATACGACCCTAATCCTACTAATCAGTTTGTTGCTGACACTAGGATACCGGCTGTTAACTCACCTGCTGATGGGTATGTGACTGGCGACATTTTTGAGATGCCTGCTAACCAACTGCCAACAGCTGGTAATTTTTTTAATTACTATATATACGCCTACCGTTTTCCGGCTGGGGATGGAGAGGGCCAATACTATTACTCAGACACATTTAGTATTACTAGGCAAACGCAAGCTACGTCCGTAGAAAGTGGGTTAGAAGTAATTGGTCCTGATGGCTCTTCTACTGTGTTTGGGCCTAACTTCAAGATATGTAACATTACAGTGCTTAATATATTTTCACTTTCAAGTGGTGCTAGCGTAAATTTTTTCTGCGACTCAGTTCAGTTCGCGAACAAAGTTGCCGTAATAGTGGAGACTGGATCTAGGCTGGGTAATGAGAAAGTTACAGTCACACGGCTAACTAACACGCTGCGCCTAACCAACACTAGCCCGACTGCTCAGAACGGCGAAGTATTGGCTATAAGGATAGGCTAATGACTTACGGCATTAAAGTATTTGGGAAAGACGCTAGCGGTGAGTTCTTGCAAATAGACTCGGACCTAAATCTTGTAAACTATGTAGTAACACACATAGGTGTAGGTTCCACTGTAAGCGTAAGTAATATATCCGCACTAAGTATGCTTGTATTCGTCCGTGGCCAAAATGACGGCAACATAATATGCTTTTCACAATCTGGTTCCACTATTAGTTTTATAAGGCCAGACGGTACGCCAGCAGGTTCACCAATTAGTGTCGAATATGCTATAGCTGCGGATGTAACTGGAGTACCAAGTACTGGTGGAGGCTATGGCATTAGGGTTTTTACAAGTACAAGCCAAGTAGCATTTGATTCTACTAGGTTCCTACAGAACTATAATTTTTATATACCCGAATATGTAACACCGAATAGTATAGATGGTAGTGACTCTGTAGTTACAACGAACCCTAATCTTTATACTGAGATAGGTAGGTGGTCCTACTTCAATAGTTCTGACCCTTTTGATGCTAACTACGCTGGTGCCGAATACACTGCATCATCTGTTAGGCACTGGGATTTAGAAGTAGATGAGGAAATAGGCACTGTTTATTGGGACAACTACTCCACAATACTTTTAGCTGATATCTACTAGTAGGGAACAAAATGTTTAGATTTATAGCACACATAGAGGCGAGAACTGGGAAGATAGTTCGCATAGAATTCCCCCAAAGAGACATACCACCTGAAGGTATAAATGGTGATGATCGTGTAGTGTATATAACAGACGCTAATCTACCTTCTGAAGAATGCGGCAAAAACTTAAAGCATTTTATAGATGAGTACTGGTGGAACGACGGTTTTGTTTGGCTGGGCAAAAAGCCGAATAAGCATGCTACATGGAATTTTGATACTAGTAGCTGGGAGTGGGATAGCGAGCTTCTCCTCCAAGATCTTAGAAGCGCACGTAATTCAAAGCTTAGGCAATCAGATTGGACACAAATGCCTGACTCACCTCTAGGTGAGCTAGAACGTGGGTGGTGGGCTGCGTACAGGCAACAGTTGCGAGATTTGCCTCAAAATGTTAGTGATATCACCAGTTTAGATGATGTAGTATGGCCTATACCTCCAAATTGAGGCATAATTAGCACATGACATATTCTAGCTTAATTCTGTATGACAAAGAGCGGGTCGGTGCATGGGTCGCTGAACAAGTCGGTCAGACTGGTGACTGGGGTAGTTTTTACGCTTTCGGTGCTGAAGTGAATGGTGAGGTAGCCGCTGGCGTAGTCGTAAACAACTTCAACGGTGCTAACGCAACTGCACACATCGCTATAAAGAAACGAACTAAGCTAATCATACCGTTATTTAAGGTCGTGTCATCCTATGCATTTATCCAGTGCGGACTAAAAAGATTGACAGGTATGGTTCCAACCGACGAACCAGCCACGATTGCATTCGACAAAAAGCTCGGCTTCGTAGAAGAATTTGTAATGAAAGACGGCGCTCCCGGTGCCGATATGATGATTCTAGTTTTGTGGCCCGAAAATTGTAAATGGCTACAGGAGGAATAATAGATGGGCGGTAAAAGTTCTAAGGCACCGAATTACAAGGAGCTAGCTGCAATCTCTAGAGAGCAGTTAGCATTCAGTAAGCAGCAATATGCAGACATGCTGCCCATAGCACAAGAGATTTCCGGACTTCAGATTGCCGCACAGCAGCAGCAAATGGATTTCGCTCAACAGGACAGAGAGCGGTTGCTTGGGTTGTATAGGCCACTTGAAGATCAGTTTATAGCAGAAGCCCAAGCTTTCAACACAGACGCAAGACGCCAAGAGTTGGCTGGTCAAGCTGCGGCAGCATCTGGTAGGGCTTTTGAAAACCTGCAAGCACAACAACGTCGTGGCTTAGCTGCTCGTGGCGTTAACCCTAATTCTGGCGCTGCTCGTGGCGCTGACAGGGCTGCACTACTAGAACAATCTGCGCAACGCGCTGCCGCTATGACTGGAGCTAGAACATCTGCTCGCCAAGAGGGTCGGGCACTGCAAGCTGCTGCCATAGGTTTAGGTAACCCACTTGCAACTACAGCTTTGCAGGCTTACTCAGGTGCAACGGGTGCTGGATCTGCTGGCATAAATACTGCGCAACAGCCCGGAACAATGTACATGCAAGGCTTAGGCCAAGCGGCTTCATCTCAGGCTAATATGCTGAATATGCAGAACCAAGCGTACATGCAAGGCGTGGCGACTCAGGGAGAGATGTTGGGTACCGCCCTCGGTGCTGGCTTAGGCGTATATGGCGCAGTTTCTGACCGTCGCTTGAAAGAGAATATTATCGCAGTTGGCGAATACCCAGAATTAGACCTTACCAAGTACCAGTTTAACTACATCGGCGATGACCGTGTGTTTGAAGGTGTGATGGCTGACGAGGTTATGGAGCGTTACCCAGAAGCTGTGATTGAGATGGATAACGGCTACTTCGCTGTAGACTATGAGTCGCTAGGTATCCAGATGGAAGAAGTAGGTGCCACAGAGGAGTCACTATAATGGGTTTTGCATCAGGATTTCAGGCGGGGCTATCTGCCGTTAGGACAGCTAAAGAAATGCGTGACGAGCGCATGCTGCGAGATGAGCTGGCTAATTTAGAAAACGAGTACACCCAAACCCAGCAGCCTTATGAGCAAGCTGAAGAAACAGCTGGACTAACTGGCGCACCTCTTCAGTCAGCGGCTCCGGTTCAGGCAGGGATGCAATCACCAGCTAACGTTGCGCTAGGTCTTGGTGGCCCAGCTCCTGCGATGAGCCCGGTTGCACAACAACCCACTATGGCTGCCCAAGCACTTGGTGCAAAGCCAGAACCTATCCCGGTATCAGCACCGTCACCAATGTCTGATCGCGACTATCGCATGAAACAGATAGGGCTTTATCGCAAGTTCGGTGATCCCAGACTGGCTCTAGAAATGGAGCGATCTATGGCCGCGGAAGAACAAGCCAATCGCCAGTATGATTTAGCGGTTAAGAAATTCGATGCGTTGAATGATCAGTTTACAAAGACATTTGGAGAGCAAGTCCGTTCGGCTAGAGTTTCTGAAGAACAAGCGCAGGATAAAATAGATGTACTAATTGATAACCAAGATCGTTTGGCCAAAGAGACTGCCGCCACCATTAAAAACATGGCCACTAGGCTAAATGCATTTACCGAAGATAGAGATACCGCACAAGCTGTAACTAGTGGTAAGGAACTATTTAAACAAGGATTGCGTCAGGGTAAAAACGTAGATGAAATACTAACTGAGATAGAAGCTAAGTATCCCGGTGAAGAAAACAATGCTATGCGTATGGCGGCGGTTACTGCTGCTACAGACGAATATTACACGCAGAATGGTATCAATGACGTAATAGCTGGCAAAATAGTGCAGCGCGCTACCAGTCCAATAACAGCAGCACTTAACACAGATTTTGATGGTGATATAGCCAAAGAGGCTACTAACTGGAATGAAGTACTACAAAGCTTTGCTGATCCAGATTATAGTGATGGCATAGAAACTAGACTAGTGCAGATCAGAGACCCAGAGACCGGCGAACCCACTGGTGCATTTGAGTTAGCTTATGGAGACAGAACGCTAGAGCAATTTAACAGCATAGAAGATGTCCGAAATTACGCTAAACAGTACCAAGAAGGCTTTACTAAAAATCCATTCCAGATTGGGCAGTATATAGAGAATACCAAAGCTAAAGCCGCAGCAGATATAGCTAGAGCCAAATCTACTAGTGAAAAGAACGAGCTATTCGCTGGATTTTTAGAGGCGAACCCACACCTTATGGGAGATGAAGAAAAACTAATGCAACTGCGCATGCAACTAGGTATTAGCTCTCCGCTTGGTGGTTGGAGTGGTAATTATGTTAACACACAAGGTAGCGGTGGCGGCGGTTTGTCTGACATTTTACCAAGCACAACAAGCAAGCGAGCCGCAGCTGAGGAAGCTTCGAGAACAGAAGCTACTAAACTTACGGAAGGCGAAATTAAATACGCCAGATTAATGGAAGATTTAACCGTACTAGATAGTCCAGATGTCGAACTTAGCGACTTAGAAAACGTTATGAACGACAGGTATGCACCTGCTGAAGTTCGCGAAAGAGCGAGACAAAACTATGCGTCACGCTACTACAACACAAGAAGACAGCGTGGACTAAGCCCTTACATCGGAATGTGATAAATTTAGGAGCTATTAAATGGCTGGCATATATAACCTTGATCAGCTTCGCAGTACTGCACCTAAGCACCTACAGGGCGTATCGGACGAGCAATTAATAGTTGAATACAGCAATAGTACTGGCCAAGACCCATACTATGTAGCTGAACTTCTTGGGGTACAAACGGGACGAGGTAAGTCCGTATCAGCTGGTTTTAGTTCTGGCATAGATATGGTTCAGGGCTTAGGTCTTAGCGCTGCTGCTGCCGGTGCTGCTGCTTTGGGCGCTCGCGACACTGAGGAATATCTAGCTGGTAAAGCTAAGCAACAACAGTATGAAGGCATGCTTGCCGGTAACCCAGAGCTTGAGCGCGTAGAAGACGTTACGCTAGGTACGGCATTGCCGTATGTTGGCTACCAAATCGCGAAACAAGGGCCTATGCTTGCCGGTCTCACTGGGGCCGCTATAATTAATCCAGCACTAGGTGTGGCTGCTGGCTACGGTGTTGGTGTAGGCTCTTTGTATGAGTCTGCTCGCGAAGCTGATGGCTACGTTAGTAGCGGGGATCTTGTTGATATAGCTGGCAAGTCTGTGCCATACGCTCTTTTGGAATCCTTAACCCCGCTTGCTATCGGCAAACTGTTTCGTACTGGAGCTGGTTTCAAGGGCGGTGTCGTAACTAGAGCAGGGAAAGGTTTTGCTACTGGAGGCACTGGAGAAGCCTTAACTGAGCTTGGCCAAACTGAACTTGAAATATCTATGAACCCTAACCTGACTGAGGAAGAAAAGCAGTCTATGCGTCTTAACGCGGCTGTCGCAGGGGGTATAGTTGGTGGTGGCCTTGGTGGTGCTGGTGGCGCTTTGCGTAAATACAATCCTGCATCCGAAGGCGCTGACCTTACTCAGCAGCCTAAACCAGTAGAGGAAGAGGTCGGCGAGACAGAAACTGATTACTCACAGTATGATTTACCTGCTAGTTTGCGTGGCGCGGGTGCACAACAAAATATAGATTTAGAGGGCGATACAGACTACTCGCAGTACGATTCACCTGCATACAGACGAAGCCAGTACCGTGAACCAGATTACGTAGAGCAAGAACAGCCAGTAGGACAGCCGCAGTTAGAAGATGAAGGCCAGTTTACACTTGATTTCATAACGGACGAAGAAGCCAGAACCTCTGCTGTCGCTGCCGTACAAAACCGTCTAGACGAAATAAAAACTGGTGTAAGAAAGAACCGCACTACTAACGCAGCTTCCGCCTCCGCTGCTAAAAGAGTCGCAGAGATATCAGACAGGGTAGGCGTTATTAATGAGGATATAGCTGCAATCGAAGCTGAAGCTGCGAAGCCAATACCCAACCCCGGCCTAGCTAGTTTGATGAAGTCTAAGTACTCTAAAGACATTGCCGCTTTACGCCAAGAACAACAAACTCTTGAGGCGGAAGCCGCTACATTATCCAAGGCGGCTGAAAAAACAGGCCTACTAAGAGAGCGTGGTTTACTCTCTTCGGCTTTAGTAGCACTGCAAGAAGGCGACGACATTACGTCACTAGATCAAGAGCAAATTGACGTTCTTTCTAAAGTTATACCGGAAGAAGTACTGTTTCAACAACAGCGTCAACAACTTAGAGAAGCTACAGACTTAACTCAGCCAGTCGCCGAACCAGTTGCAGAGGCACAAGAAGATGTAGCTGAGCAGCTGGGTTTAGATATCGAAGAACAACAGGCACCGGAAGTACAAGCTACTGAAGAAGTTGTTGCTGACGTAGATACGACGCCAGTCATGGAAGAGGCACCACAAACTGCTCAAGCGACGCCTGAGTTGGCGACTGATGACGACATAGTTCAAGCTGCCATAAACGACGTGAACGAAGAAAGTTCTAGGCTCGAAGCGCAAGTAGAATCTGGTGGTCGTAAGCCTGTAGGACGTGTAACTTTTGATCCGCTTATGTTAGCTGGTATCGCTCGTATGATACGTTCTACCGACTTTGATCCTATTCCAACAATTCAACAGGTCGGTGCCGACGGTAAACAGACCGCTGCTGTAGATGCGGTTCGTACAGCTAAAGAAGCAGCTAAGATGCGCCGTATATATCAGTTGCTAATTGAAGTAGTCGCCACGAAAAAGAAAATGGACGACAAAGGCAAGAACATTTTTTATGGTAGAGAACAAGCTTTCGACAAAAATGGTAACCAAAAAGAAGTTAAGCGTAATGTTAGTACGCTAGATACTAATGCACGTCAGGCAATGGAATACCAAAGAACGTTGCGTTCGCAAGTAGAAAATCTTATTAGTGAAGCAGGTGGCGAAGCTAACGTGCAAGCATTGATTGCACTAACCAAACGATACCGCGACGAAACTGGTACGTTCGTATCAAACCCCAAGAAGCTAGCTAAGTACAGCGAGAAGTTTAACCGTGCCAAAAACAACCGATACATGTCCATGCGCGATGTATTGGCTACCATAGATACTGAGTTATCTTCGGCGTTTGCTGCCTATCGTGACGGCGACCTAACAGAAACTTTGGACCGTGTATCTCCTAGACCAATTAGGGATGTCCTCAAGCGATCAGAAAAGTCATCCACATCTAGACTAGAACGTGCTGTTGCAGAAGATGGTGTCTACGGCCTACTTAACACTATTACAACCCGAGAGGGTACTCGCTCTCCTTACGTGATCATGCTTGGCTCTGCTATTAAGTACAGCATTGAAGGCATGCAGGCAGCTGGGTTCACGCCCACAGTTGAGTTTATTACTGAAGGCAATCCGTATTACGACCGCGAACTAAACACCATTTTCATTCGCAAAGAAGCATCTGAAGAAGAAATCCTCCACGAAACTTTGCACGCGGCCATAGCTTGGTTTGTGCAGCAGAACCCTGACTCGGATGCTGTTGTCGAGCTGCGGGATACTTTAGATAATGTCCTTAGCACAGCAACGCCTGAGTTCGTGGCCTCTTTAAAAATGCCAGAGGCTAGCAAGGACCGCATCAACAGCGTACTGCAAATCCTCCGCGACCTTAAAGCTAGTGATAATCCAGATGACGCTGTACTGGAACTTGTTTCATATGGTACTACGCTTCGCGACTTCAAAGACATGCTCAAAGAAATCAGCCAACCAGAAACTGCTAGCATGAAGAGCTGGAAAAATATCCTAGACACTTTGTGGAGCAGTATAGCCAACTTGGTTGCTCGTATTCTTGGTGTTAAAGGCACAGCCGCTAACAGTGTGCTTGATAACACATACCGACTGCTTGAAAGCAGCTTGCAGGAAGAGCCTTCCAAAGCAGACTTTATAGCTGGCCAACTTAACGCTAAGGTGTTTCAGTCAAACAATGTAGATATCACTGGCAAAGGTGTAGAACTAAACGCTGAACAGCAAGCAAAACGTGAAGCCTATGTAGGTGCTAACGTAACTCGCATGCTTATTGAGAACTTGGGCGTCACAACTGCAATAGACAAGACGACAGAACAGTTTAAGAAAGCAGCTTCCTATATCCGCAAAGAAATGCCGATGCTGGAAAAGACGATAAGCACGTTCAATACGCGTTTTGGTGTGGCTCCTGCGCTTAGCGATCTTATGGACATGTGGAAAGTTATTCGTAACACTCCATTAACTATTGTTAATCGCCTGATAACTAAGGGTTTTGAGAATCAGTCTGTTGATCGTCGTCGAGCTATTCTAGAGTACTTGGATGGTGACAACGTGCAGGCTATTGAGCAGTACAAAGACTCAGCTGCGCTTAAGTTGATGGCTGATAGCTTGCTAAACCACTACAACAGTTTTGTCGAGCAATTGCCAGAAGATCAACAAGCACTGTTTGCCGGGAAGAAGTTCTCTGACTCTCTGCTATATGTGGCCTCTGGCAAGGATGTATCCAATCACAACCTAAGCCAGCGTAGTTTAATAGACTTAGCTAAGTCGGCGTCTATCCGAATTGATCAAGCGGACATAGACAACAACAAAGATTTGTTTCGTCTAGACCAAAATGGTGATCCTATCTTAGATGAGCCGCTGTACTTAATTACAGTAACCGATGGTATAAGTGGCAAAGACTATAAACTTATAGCAAGTAAGGACATTGTTGATTCTAAAGGCCGCGATAACCTAAATATAGGTAGCCCATATGTAGTGCACGACTCTGCACCTGTTGAGCTAGTAAACTTTGCGCGTGGCAAGTATAACTTTAGAGAAGTACGTAACTTTAAAGAACAGCTAGACGACAACAACGTAGAGAAACTGACTGTAGCTATGCTTAACACCATGGCAGCGCTGTCTAACTTCTCAGCATCTAGGTCTTTCTTGCAAGGGTTAGCTAACTACGATGGTGAGCCAGTCGTATACAACAGCGTGGAGCAGATTAGAGCACGCCACAACAACCCCAATATCCAAGTGACTGAAGCATCTGAGCTGAAAAGTCCTTCAATTAAAGCTTCTACGCGATCTAGCCAGCACTGGATTAAAGTTTCTGACAATGAGACGTTGTGGGGCCCGCTAGCTGGAAAGATTATCCATGCACCTGTTTGGCATGCTATGAACGATATGTCCGACAGATCTCCGCTAGTTAACATGCGCTGGGTAAACCAAGGTATGACGTTCTTCAAGAAGACGAAGACTGTACAGAACCCCGGCACCCACATAACTAACGTGGCGTCCAACATTACTCTAGCAATGATGCACGGTATACCCATGAAGACGGTAGCCAAAGCAGCTAAGCTTTTGTGGGAGTTTGAGGTACACCCAGAGCGGTTCAAGGACTCTGCTAGAGCCAACGAGCTTGCCATTATCCAAGACTTCTACGAGTCTGGTGCTATGTTGGGTACGTTCTCATCAGTAGAAATCAAAAACGTATTGCACCAAGCGCACGTTGACGCACTGAAAGAGGGTGAGTCTGACACGACAGAAGGCAAAGTTCGCCACATGCTCTTCGCTGAGATGGGTAAGTCTACGCTGGCCAAGCGTGTCAAAGGCTTTTGGAACAACTACGACGAGTTTACTACCCAGCTGTATGCCGCAGAAGATAACGCATTCCGCTTAGCTGCTTACATGAACAAACTCGACGAACTAGGTGGTGACCCTACCCCAGAGAACAGAGCTGCTGCTGGTCGTGCTGGTCTTAAAATGTTCTTAGACTATGATATCGACGCACCTGCGGTTAAAGCAGCTCGTCAGTCTGTGTTCCCGTTCATATCGTGGACTTACGCAGCGATGCCCCTTATAGGACGTATTGCTGTAGAGAAGCCTTGGCAAATTGCTAACGTGATGATCGCGTACACCATACTAGACCTTGTCGCTGCTGGACTTGCAGGTGACGATGATGAGATGCGTAAGTTTGGCCCAGAGCGTTTAGACGAGCGTACTTTTGGTTTACGAACGCACATCCGCATACCTTTCTTGGGTGGTGATGAGAACCCTGTGTACTACCGCCTCGGTGATTACATACCACTGGTATCTACTTTCGCACCTACGCCTACAGGATTCTTAGGGTTCGAAGGGTATCCGCAAGGCTTCAAGCCCGGTGGCCCGCTAGTAGATGGTTTAATTATGCTTATGACAGGCACTGATCCTTACACTGGCAAGTCTCTATACGAGCCTACGGAATCTGGTATCAGTAAGGCTGGTGAGATATTCGAAGGTCTGTCTGATATGTTTGTGCCACCTTGGCTACAGTCAGTTAAGCGCGACAAGGTATGGGCAGCTGCTACTGGTGATGTGAACATAGTTGGTAATGACATTGACCTAGCTAAAGCCCTAGCTGCTCAGGTGTTCGGCCTAAAGGTGGTCGACTACAACATGGCGGAGGAAGCCACTCATCGCCAGATACGTGAGTCTATAGTTGGCCGCGAGTATAAAGCCGCTATTAGGAAGTTGCAGCGAGAAGAGATGCGTAGTGGTAGCCCAGACTACGAAGGCTTATACGAAGAAATCCAAGACCTAGAGCTTCGCATGCTGGAAGAAGTTCGCAAGATCTACAAGATAGAGGAGTAACCATGCCTACTAAAAAAGATCCTAGACTTGAACGAGCTGGCGTTTCGGGCTATAACAAACCTAAGCGCACGCCTAGCCACCCCAAGAAGTCGCACGTTGTAGTAGCGAAAGAAGGTGAAAAGGTTAAGACTATCCGCTTCGGAGAGCAGGGCGCGAAAACTGCTGGAAAGCCTAAGTCAGGTGAGTCTGAAGCAATGAAAAAGAAACGTGCTAGCTTCAAAGCTCGTCACGGTAAGAACATTGCTAAGGGCAAGATGTCAGCAGCGTACTGGGCCGACAAAGTTAAGTGGTGATAGTATGAACAAGAAGCCTACAAAATCTAAGGTAAACCAAGCCGGTAATTACACCAAGCCTGCGATGAGGAAGACCTTGTTCGAGAAGATCAAAGCTGGTGGCAAAGGCGGCAAGCCCGGGCAGTGGAGTGCTAGAAAGGCACAAATGCTTGCCAAAGAATACAAGGCTAAGGGTGGGGGCTACAAAGACTAATGGCTACTAAACCGTCGCAAAAAAGTCTAAAGAAGTGGACCAAAGAAGATTGGGGTACCAAATCTGGTAAGCCTAGCACGCAGGGCAAAAAAGCTACTGGTGAGAGGTACTTACCGAAAAAGGCACGTGATGCTCTAAGCTCGAAAGAGTATGCAGCCACTACGCGCAAGAAACGCGAAGACACTAAGGCTGGTAAGCAAATGTCTAAACAGCCAAAGAAGATCGCAGCTAAAACCGCCAGATATCGTTAGGAGATTTTATGACCCCTTGTAAAGGATGCCCTCACCCAGCCAAGTGCAAGAAAGCAGGCAAGTGCTTAATGAAACAAAAAAGTATGCCGAAGCGTGGTATGCGAGCTGCAAAAAACAAAAGTAAAAAATAATGCCTGTATATAAGGTAAAAGGCGGGTATAAGTGGGGGAATAGCGGCAAAGTCTATAAGACTAAAGCCGAAGCTGAAAAACAAGGTAAAGCTATCTACGCCTCCGGTTACAAAAAACCCAAGAAGTAAAGTCAATGTCAGCGGTACCAGACGACCTAGTAATCCCATGCCGAGTGTGTGGGGTTACTCGCACGTTTGCTAGTAGAAGTAGTGCCAACGCAGCCCGCAAAAACAATACTACATGCAGGATGTGTGGCCTTCACAGCGTTCACAAACGAAAAACCCTTAGTTACCATGGCGATGTTCTTCTGATGTGGGTTAACCACAAGCGACTTAACGCTAAGCGTCGTGGTATAGATTGGGAACTAACCCCAGAAGCACTACAACGTGTCTACGAAAAACAAGGAAAGGTATGTGCGCTTACGCGGCTACCTATTGGGTGGGGTACGCACGAACACTCGGCTAAGATGTCTGGCAGAAAAAATAGCTATTCTGTATCGATTGATCGTATCGACTCAAACAAGCCTTATAGAGAAGACAACATACAGTTAGTACATAAAAACGTTAACTTTATGAAGCAGAAACTTCCAATGAAAGAGTTCGTCCACTTCTGCAAGCTAGTCTACTTAACTAACAAACACCTAGTGGACGATTGATCACTTCATCTTTGCGGATTTGGTGCGGGCGAAAGAGCGATTAGCTGACTTAGACTTTACTCGAAGGTTACTGCGACCATTGCCGCCACCCTTAGCCATAGGGGTTTTGTGATCAACGTCCTTGCCGTCACCCTTTCTGACCTTGCCTTCTTTCTCCATAGTGCTACGAGCCGCGTTACGTGCGGCCCGCTTTTTCTTCTGCTCACCAGAGCTATGGTAGTTGTCGTACTCTTTCTTGTAGTTGCGTGGCATTACGCTCCCTCCGCTTGATCTACATTGTTAACGGCAGCTACGAGTTTGTTAGTCTCTTTGCCATCCAGTTCGTCAATTATATCTGCAAAACGTGGGTGAGTTAAGTTAACAACTATGCAATATGTCTGCGACGGGTTGCGACCTTGGCAGTTCTTGAACATTGTAACTCTGCGGTTCTCATCCAGTAGCGCGCCCATTGAGCTAAGTTCTCGCAGTACCCGATCCTCTGCGTCGTTAGTATCACGCAGGTACTTCTTAAATATAGCCCTGTTAATGGCTAACAAACTTCCGGGCATCAGCTTCCCACTACCGTCTGTAACGATCTCTTGACGCATCACGGCCCTAGTGGGGGCTGGCATATGCACTTGGAACTTCTTGTCGCCGTACTGCTTGTATGCCTCGATACGCTGATCGTTCTTCTCGTGCATAAACTGACCAATAACGTCGATAGCGTCTACCACTGAAGCCTCACTGCGCTTGCGGCTATCGTCTACTACTCTAAGCATGTGGTTTATCGTGTCTTCTATATTAAACGGTAGCAAGCCTAACGCACGCCCGATCTTACCTAAGCCCCAAGAAGCTATAATCATAGACTCATAGAAACGTTCCTGAGCCTCAAACTCGAACTTAAATGTGCGTATAAAATCTTCCCGTGCTTTCTTCGCCACGTCTTTTGGGCCACCTAAGTCGCACACAGCCTGCGCAATTTCTGGCATAGCGAATCCGTAGTTCTCTAGTAGCAAGTCAATATACTTGTGTGCAATTTTGTGCCCGTCTACATCTAATACACTAACAAAGCGTCGGTCGTTCTGTGGTAGTTCTAGCACGCGCACACGTAGTGGATCGCTCTGAGCCTTAGCCTCTGACACTTTATCTAGGACTGAAGTATTCGCTGATACGAACGTTGGCCCTTCCCACGTTGCCGCATCCCTAAGCTGACGAGTCTGTGTGGCGCTCTTCTTATCGCGACCCTCACTGAATGAATAAACAAGGTCTGCAACCTCACGTGCATCAATCATTGTGAACTCGTCGATGGTCATTGGTATGTTGTTAAGCGCACCTCGAACCATGAACGTTGCCGTATTGGTATCTCGTCTAGATGAAAGAAGTGGTTTGGGCTCACCGAACAGGCTATTAACAGAAAGCAGTGCCGCAGTCTTACCTGTTGTAGTAAGAGTTGAGTACACCGATATCATACTAGAGCCGTTACCCAAGTACTTGGCAAGAATGCCGCTAAGCCCCAATAATACACAAGATCGTACTGTCCCAGTGCCGGGGTACTTATCTAACATTGACATCGCTTCAATAAACTTATCGCGCTCACCACTCTGCTTTATGTGGGAAGAAAGTTGTGCTGCTCCCCCGACCAACCGTTTCTCATTGTTACCATGTGGCGGATTTATTACTTTGTTACCGCATATAAATGACCCGTCTTCTTGCCAGCCAAATGACTTGTAGTCGTAGCCTGTACTTGATTGTTGCTGCACCATACTTAAATAGTCCATCAAATAGATCCTCAATCTCTCCTGTTGTGCGGATGACCGCACGCAAAATATTTGCAAGTTAGCTAAAAAGTTTGCAAAGTCCCTACCCACCATAGATATCTTTTCTATTGGGTGGTCTTCTTCTACCCAACCACGGTCGTTAGGGTAGTGTACTGCCAAAGTAAACGAAGTAGTCTTCGCCTCTCTATCGTAGTATATGCCGCGTATATACATTAGCCTGTCTGATATCAGCTCCATGTCTTTATATGGGTTGCCGTCATCATCAAACTTCTCTACTTCCTTATAGAGCTTGCCACCATTTACCTTGTAGAAATCTGGTAGCTTTATTTTCTTCTCAGCTGGCATGGGCTCCGGCACGCCGGTATCTATATGTACGGGTTCTTGTACAACGATCTGGTCTACACCGCCTAACTGAGCAGGTGATGTTTTGTTGCCCTGATATGGACAGCCTTCACAGCCTTTCGGACATAGCTGAGCAAACGTAGAACAGTTGGTCGGTCCAGTGCCTTTGTAGCCTTGGATCTTCTTCATGTTCTCGTCTAGGTCAAACTCTGGGTGCCCACCGGCTAAGTACAGTATGGCTTCCTCTTGATCCTTAGCGAACTTAGCAATGCCCAACGACGCCCGCCACATTGGCTCATCCACTGGATTCCCTGCCGCATCTGTAACACCACCAGACTCGATAAGCGCTCGCACCTGATTGCAGTGTTCGCCGATAGACATTACATCCAGATCACTATCAAGTGGCGTACTAAGTACAGCGTCTAACAATTTGCTCTTGGGCTTGGGCGGTGCAACCTTCGGCGCGTAGTCTTTAACCTTGCCATATAGCATGTAGATGTCGTGCACTTGGCCATCGTCTACAAGAAGGCTTACTTCTTTCCATGGTTCACGCTTCTTGTGGTAAGTACCCACAGGCCGCAATACCATAGACGGGTCAAAGATCTTAGAAACATCAATCTCAAGGCCGTGTTGCGCTAGTGCATGACTAAGCGCAGTGGATACTTCTACCCACAGATCCTTCTCAATGTCTTTATCAAGTACCCAGTAAACGTGTGCACCATCACCAGAACCTACGATTAGCGGCTTCGGTAGTTTCAGTTCTTTAACAACACGAACAAGCTCTTCTAGCCCGGCTTCCAAAGTAGCGTATGGCTTGCCTTCACCACAGTCTAAATCAAAGCACAGTACGCGGAAGTAAGTAGCGTTAGCTTGGGTTCTACGAATTTTTTGTTTCCCATCGACCTCTTCGATATGGTCTGCAAATGCACCAATGCTGAAGTAAACCGTGGTTGAGGGGTTAGCATCCCATTCTGGGATTATGTCAGCGGCTTCCTGTAGCTCACTGTACTTGTATGACCCCCTGTTCCAAAAAATTGTGTTGCCGTCGCTTTTCTTATCTAGTGTTGTTATTACTATTTCGTCTTGTCTTGGACAGACGCGCGTAAGAAAATTAAGTATATCCACAATTTGTCCTCTGGTTAAAAGCCCCCCGAAGGGGGCACGTATCTAGTCGAAGAGACTGTCTAGCTTAGCGGCCAGTTCATCTGATGCCTTCACAGGTTCTACCTTCGGCTTCTCTGTGTTCTTGGCAACGACTGGTTCTTCTTCATACGCTGATGCTTCATCATCTTCTGGGTTTGGCTTAGGTGCTTCTAGCGTGGCTTTCTGCTCAGGTGCCGCCAGTGCCGTAGTGTTTGCAGTGGGGTCTAGCAAGCGAATCGCTACCTTCGTCTCATCAGATTCAAGCAAATTCTCAACCACAGGTATCGCCTTTTCTGTGATGAAGTCTTTCTGCTTGAATACAAGTTTAGGATAACTCGCATTGTCGTCAAAGCCAAGCTCAGTGATTACTTCTTCTGGTCCAATGCCGTAGTTAGCTAGGTCAGCAAAGTACTCGCGCAAAGCCTTCATGCCAGACACAGGAATGGTTAGGCTGTATACCTTGCTTGGGTCAGCCGCAGCTACAACGGCTAGATGGCGTTGGTCCGCACACATCTTAGACTTAGCACCAGATGGCAGTACTTTTGAGCCGAGGACGTTGTGTGGGCAACTAGCGCAATTACTACACACTGGACTTTCTACAGACGAGTGAGGAGCAACGCCATCATTCGAGAAGCAGTCAGGACGCTGATTCTCTGCCGACTGGTCAAAGGCGCGTCCGTAAAATACCTTAGATACTTTAGGGTTAACGCCTACAACGATAACATCAAGTGAAGTACCAACGGTGCTTTCTACGCCACCCTCTACTAAGCGGAACCGCCCAGCTCGAGTGCTGATACGCGGCAACGAAGCGCCTTGTTGGTTACCTACGATAGACGAAGCGAGTGTGTTCGTCTTGTTCTTTTTACGCTCAGCAATACGCGCAGCGATGTGAGCAGGTACATTCATAGTAGTCATAGACTTATCCTCATTTAGATTTACGGAAATTAAACACATTTACAGAGCTGTAGTTGACCCCGGGTGGTGGAGCGCCTTCAGCCTCGATATAGCTTTTTACAGCAACCTTCGATGCACGCGCTTCTAGTAGGTCCCAAGCATCGTTATCCTTGCAGAACGCAAAGAAATCTTCACGCGACCCGACAGTTGCCGAGTGATGCGTTGACCAGTATGCAGTGCCAGCAGAAGTCTTGATAGACGATAGACCATCCTCTTGTGCCTTAGCTGTAAACCAGTTTTCAAGTGTTACGAGTTTCTCTTTCACTGCCGCTTTTTGTTCCTTGTATGCTCGCTCGATTTCGTCTAGCTCACGGCGAACTTTAAGGTAGCGGTCAGCTGCCTGTTCATAGTTCATAGTAGTCTCCTAGTTTATATCGTCGTTGTTTATTCCACGCACCAAGTCTAAGAACTCGGCTAACGTGCTTTGCTTCGCGCGAAGACGACGATAAAGCTCCGCTTCGAATTTGGTTGAGTAAATGTGCCATACAGTGGTTTTGCCTTCCGTACTCAAACGTCTGATTCGGGCGTTAGCCTGTTCATACTGTTCGAGAGAGTAGATCGGAGCGTACCAAATAATGTCTTTTGCTCGTGTCAGTGTCAGACCGTGAGCCGCAACCTTTGGGTGTGCAATCAATACTTTATGCTTATCTGTGTGCTGGAAGTTGTAAAATATCTCGTCGCGTTCTTTCTTGCCAACGTCACCGTTTACTAACGCGCAATCGTATTTATCTTTTTCCAGTTTCTCTATAAGCCATTTCTGCACGCCTTTCAGGGGCACAAAGACGATTACCTTCTCTCCAATCTCGTCTAATAATTCAGTAAGGGTATTATACCTATCAGCGCAGTCTATGGCAATTGTACTGTCCTCGCTATAGACAACACCACAACATATCTGCAACAGCTTGGACAACATCACGGCTGTGTTGGTAGCGGTCACTTGGCCTTCCGCAAATGTAGTCACCGCTTTGTCCTGCATGTCCTTAAACGCTTTCTGTTGCTGCGGCGTTAGCTCGGTCTTTCGCCCTACAAAGTTTGTGTCTGGTAGATCCTTGCACTCATCTAGGCTAAACCGTATCGACGGCTGCAATACTTTCTTACATGTAGTCAGCGCATCTTCGCGCGGTATCCACTTAAACTGTGTTACCTTCTTCATTACAGTATCTTTAAACGCTGTGTAGCTTCTTGCTACAGTAGGCGACTCAACCAGCCTCGCTAGTGTCCAAGCGTCAGCAGGCGACTGCGATATCGGCGTACCCGTTAGCAACCATAGCCACGGCTTGTTGGCGTTCATCCACTTACTAAATATTTTGTAACGTTGCGACGACGGTGTCTTAAGTGCTGTAGCCTCGTCATAGATAACAACGTCAAAGTCATTCAGTTCGCCAGCCAAACCAGTGAAGCCGTCGTGGTTGATAATAAGATACTGTAATCCCGGCTTGTTAATTAGCTCTAATCTTTTCTTCCTAGTTCCTACGCATAGCTCGAACTGTCTGTGTGGCATGTGGTGCCGTATCTCAGAACCCCATACAGGTTTCAGTGTCGACAGCGGAGCTATGATCAATACCTTCTTAGCCACACCCATAGTTATCAAAAAGTCCGCCGCCCACAAAGAACTAATGGACTTGCCAGTACCCGGAGCATTCAGGCACAGCGCACGTCTGTGTGTAGTCAAGAACGCGGCTGTATCTATCTGGTGCTCCATCGGTGCGAATCTTGCTGGCCAACTGTAATAGTGGCGTATAGGCTCAGGTATGCTAAAGCCCATGTTCTTCAGCACGATAGATTCTTCTACACCATACTTAACAGCCAGTAGTTCTTTACCATCGTGAGTAAACTTTTTCGCATGTGGTATAAACTTTGCTACAGAGTCGTTAAGTGAGCTATCAAGAATAAGCTGTTGCTTATCAGGTACTACAAGCATAGCGCAGCCCACGCTTTAAATTCAGTAGCCCACTGGTCGCAGTTAGTATTACGCACTATCCACACTTTGGATCCAGCCCTAGTCAAGTGATGTATCTCACGCACTTGGTTGTTGGTAGGTTGGTTAGTGCCGAACTTAGTCTCTATAGCGAACGGATTACCATTGATAACCCCAAGAAAGTCAGGAATCCCACTCCGACCATAGCCATTAGCAGGTGGCATAAAAAACCATACTTTATCAGCGTCGAAGCTACTGATGATCTTCTTAACATATTTTTTGACGTCGCCTTCATTCTTCATCTTCTACCTCGTAATCTAGCATCTGGGCATATATCTTTGGCAGGACACCAAGGACATAGTCCAGATGGCTTAGACTGGAAAACTCCAAGTTCAATAGTCTCGTGCACTTTCTCAAATCTAGGTTTGAGTCCGGTCCACAGTTCTTTTAGATAAGCTCTTCTATAGACTGCTTCAGTTGTTTCATCAAATTTGAGCCAAATGAAGCTAGTCTTGACCTCTTCCACCTCTGGGAAATGGAAGAACACCATAGCTGCAAACAGTTGTAGCTGAGTCGGGTTATCCTTGACTTTACCAGTCTTGTAGTCAAGGCAGTAAGCCCTTTTCCCATCCACCACAAGCACGTCAGCGATACTACGTATATAAACGCTGGGATCAAACCAGTCACAAGGATTACAACTTTCATCCACCGCCATCTGGTATTCAAAGTATTTGTCTCCATGTTTACTCCTTATTGTGTCAACAAGTGAGCCCCACCTTTTTAGGGTTTGTCTACCTTCTAGTGATAGCTCTTCTTCGTTAAGTTCACCTTTGCCATACAGCTCGAGTACTTCGTGTACCCTGTTGCCGTAGGCGCTGGCTTCGCCGCCCATGTCCTGCACGGACTTAGTAACATACAAGTAATCAAATTTAGATTCACACTGCTCGAACGTACTGAGTCGACTATACGACAGGCCCATGCTTGACATCAACTACCTCATCTATTTTGCTTCACCATAAGAGTCTCCCACTTCAGTTTCACACGCGACGGGTATATGACCTCTGCACCACTGGGGTGTCATGTTTAAACATTCTTCCATATACGCTCGCGCTTCATCTAACTTATCCTCTGGCACTACACAGACAGCTTCGTCATGTACTGATAAAACAACAGGATATAAGTGGTTGATGCGAGCAGTTTGCCACATAACGATCTTCATTGCAGCATGTTGGCACAAGTTTTCTACAACCTTTGGACCATAGATACGGACACGCTGTCTGCCCATCTGGTAAGTCCACTCGTCTGCGTCGTACTGCAAGTCGTAGTAAACAACACCGGGTTCGCCGGGTCTACCGAATCCAGACTTCTGAGTGATAAACCACCCATGCTCGTCTACTGGTATCCAGTTACAGCCGTTAGCTATGTCTGGCAATATAACATCCTGACATTTGCGCCACATCTCTACAACTTTGTAGTGCACGCTACGGTATATATCTACTACTTCGTGTGCTCTGTCCAAAGTGATTGGCTCTACGCCATCTTGGTACACTGACGCCTGCCGCACCATCTCTTGGAACCGTGGCGCACCTGCACCGTACTGTAGACCTAGCATAGCCGTCTTACCTAAGAACCGCTCAGCTTTGTCGGCCTTGGTTATCTGCCGCCCGAACAGCTTGGTAGCGAAGTCGCAGTACATGTCTACGCCAGCCTCTAACTTCGTAACCACGTCGTCTTGCCCTGCCAGTGCCATTACCGTACGTAGCTCGATATTAGACGAGTCACCTACCAACACCTTGTGCCCTGCCGGAGCACGTAGCGCTTTACGTAAGCCTGCACTAACACCGCGAGCAGGTAGGTTCTGCCAGTTTACTTTGTTGCCACCGCTGTATCGGCCAGTCGTCTTGGCACCCCAGAAGTTAAGGTACACAGGTAACGGACCACGCTTAGCCATCTCATAGAACCGCAGTGCCCTAGTCTCAGCGATAGTGGTCTTAGCACCTAGCCTAGCCGCAACCAAAGCCTGAACATCTGAGTCTTCATGCTCCATAAGGTTAGTGAAGTCCTTGTCTGTCTTAGCAAAAGCGTAGGTTTCCTTGCCCGTGCGTAGGCTTATCTTCTTGGGCGGTGTAACACCCAGTGCTTCAAGTCTTGCAGCGAACTTGTTAGCAGACATCAACTCGTCACGGTTAAGCTCAGCCAACGCCATCAGACCTTCTTTGCGTGCTACCTCGTCTTCGTACAGCTTCCACATCATAGCTTCGTCACCCACTAGCTTGGGCTCGGTAAACATACGCACCGTCATATCAATCAACTTCATCTCGAGTGGGGGAGTCCGCTCTTCTAGCTTCTCACCTATCTGCTTACACAGCCACGTGTCGTGCTCACAGTACTCGATATACTCTTGCAACATGTCTGGGTCTTCTAGGAAATCTTCTAGCGTCTTACCCATAGCGTTGTGCACTGCCGTACCCTTATCAGGCAGCTTGAAGTGCTTCGCCATGTTGGCCAACGAATGTGATACCTTGTTGGGATAATGCATCCGTGACAGAGACGCAGTGTCTATCCACAGTTTAGGGCGTATCCCATACCTAAAAGCAAGGATGTAACCATCGAAGAGCACGTTGTGTGCACGTACAGCAGTGTTAGACCAATCGCAATAAGAAGTAAGCGCTTCGCGTATTTCATCGTCGCTCCCCATAATTATTTGTTTGTTCTCGTGCTCATCCATCAAGCACACCATTATTGTTTGGAACCTGTCGTCCATGACATAGGCGTCCGTTTGCATCTTACTCAATGAGAAATCTTTGTCGTAGTAAGTCTCAAAGTCGAGGGTTATTATCCTCATCTTTCTTCTCCTTTGTCTCCCCTTTCTTACCGAATATCCGGTCAAATGCATCGTCGAATTTTTCTTTGTCTACGTACCGTGGTGTGTCACCTTTGCCGTACGTTGTTCTACGCATCGACTGCTTGCCCTGTGGTCTTCTGTAGTTCATGATATTTTTCCTCTAGTTGTTCATGGTTAGCTTCTAGTAGAATATATTTATCCTCTAGGCTAACTAGGCTTTTGTATAAACCCTTAAGCGATTCATGCAATTCCATAAGCATGTATTCAGAAATTCCATGGTTAGTTCCCATAATTGTATACAGGTAATCAAGCAAATCCTGTGTGTCATCAAATGCAGTAGATCTTCTTTCAAATGTCATCTTCTTTTGCTCCTACGCAAACTTCATATTCAGCCTTACAGTCGACGCATGTATAAAAGGTAACCAACTCAAATGCAGGGTAACCAACATCCTCTCCATCGAAGTCGCTCTGCCAAATTACATCGCCATGACAAATAAAACATTCCATTACAACGTCTCCAAATACCGCTCGAGGTCGCCGAAGCCACCAATATAAATACCACCGTGAAATACCTGTGGCACAGTTTCCCATTCAGGATCTCTCCATTCTGGGCGTTCACCTACATCAAGGTACACAACTTCATACCCATGCTTTTTCAGCAGTCTCGTTGCCTCGTGGCAGTAAGGGCAGCTCTCTTTTCCATAAACGAAAAACATCACTCACTCTGCCTCGCTTATTGTGTTGTGCAATCGCTCGCTTTTTGTGTCTATCATCA